CCCCCGCCACCGCTGGCGGCGGCTCGTGCGTGTGCAGCGTATAGCTGCCCGTGCGGCGCAGCGACGGCAGAACCTCACCCGTCACCCAGCGCCGGAAACGCTTCGCCTGCGGACGGCGAGATTTAAGGACTGCCGCATACATGCCGGATTCTGACACAATGAGGTGATCCTGATCCCCGCCAAGGGTATTCACATTGTGAATACCCTTTTCATCGTCTTCCAGCATCTTGGTCATGTTGGTTGCCAACGAATAGCCGAGCGCCTTGGCGAGGTCGTTCGCAACAAACCATGGGTCACCCGCAATCATGATGACGCGGACAGTTTCACTCTCGAATTGATAGTTGATCAGATCGTTAGCCACGGGCTTCTCCTGTAGAAGTCCGGTCCCGCAGTCCAAAGCGGGTGGTCGGACGTGCCACGATTGGACTACCGCCTACAGGAAACGGCGCACCTTGCGGTGCTCGCGACACGCCCGACCATACGAAAAGCCGCGCCCACACGGGGCGTGTGGCGCGGGCTGCGCCTGTAGGAAAAGGGAGTCCAACCCCTTGTTGCGAATTTGCGCAACGCTGCAGCCTATGGCACAAAATGCCGACTCGATCAAGGAGGTTGCTATGCTGGGCTGGGTGGTGGCGCTTTATACCATTACTATTGCGACTTCCTTGGCGCGATTGCCATGGCCCGGTTTGATATGGCTGGCACTGATTGCCGTGTCTAATCTTTCGACCCTGTTTTTTCCAAATGCGCCAGATGGCCAATTCCATCTTGGTCTCGCAAATACGCTCATTCACACCGGCGTTTACATGGCCATCAGGCTGTGGCGCGACGATCACCAAAAGGTCGGTGCGCTCATAGCTTGGCAGATTGGATCGATCATCACCGCAATCTTGCTTTTTACTGACGGTACAAATTGGACGTGGTGGAACTGGATCGTAATCGTTACTATAAACCTCTTTCTGGCTGAAATCTGGCCGCTTTACTGGCTGCTGATCCGACCGTTCTTTGGCTGACATCACAGGCACCCCCTGATGGTCTCGATCGCGGCCTGTTCGTCATCGATCGCTTCCAGCACATCGGCCACCGGGCGCGGCTCGTCGCCCGTGTCCAGGCGGAACATGTCATCGGGGTTGAACAACGGCCTGGCCTCATCCTCCCGCGCCAGCACCGCCCGCATGTCATGGTCCAGACTATCGCTGACCACCTCGCTGCCGGGGCCATCCGCTTCGTCAAACTCTCGGGCCACGGTCTCTGCCATGGGGCCGGGTGTTTCGGTCGCCCCGTAATCGTCGCCTGCCCGCGCCCCGCCACCGGTCTGCTGCGCCGCAGCCCGGCTTGCCGCTGGCGTCGCCACCTGCTCGCGCAGCATGAAGGACCGCAGCGCATCCGGCATGTCGCCGCGCAGATCGTCGGGCAGGTCGATGCCGGTTGCATCGGCCCAGCGCGCCTCCGCCATCGGCAGCGCTTCGGCCATGCGCGCGTCCACGGCACCGGCCTCCCGCATCTGCATGATCTCCATGCCCTGCCGGAAACGTGCCTCCCACTGGCCGATGGCCGCCACGTCCGCAGGCGTCACTTCCGCCAGGCGGGCGGGCAGCGCATCGGCATCGGCCCCTCTCACACGCTCTGCCACCTGCGCCAGCGCGTCGGCCCGCTCTTTGCCCAGCACCGCCCGCATCACGGCCTGCGCCTGCGGCTCTGCGCTTTCAGCCATGGCCAGCACCTGCTGGCGCGGCGCGACCACCGCTTCGAACAGCTCCACCGGCGCGGTCGGTTCAAGCGCCGCACGCACATCCTCCGGCGTGGCATAGCGCGCCGTCACCAGTGAAAGCCCCGCCGCGCGCTCCGCCTCTTCCAGCGGCACCCTCGGCATGGGGATCGATGCGCTGAAGTCCAGCGGCTCTGGCATGATCGCATCCACGTCGACCAGCGGCGCGGCATCGATCGCGCTGGGCTGGGCTCCATCCGCCGCATCGAGCTCGGCGAGCTGGCGATCAATGTCGGCAAGCTGGCTGTCGATCGCAGCAACCGGGTCGCCACTATCGCCCGCTGCCCGCGCCGTACCGGGCGCTGGCGTGCTGCCCATCTTGCGATGCGCCCAGTCGATGACCTGGCCTACCGTCTTGCCGCGCAGGATTGATCCGTTGGCATTGATCGCATCCGGCGAAAAGATCGAGGCAGCAGGCGCATTCCTGTCGGCTCGCAGCAGCTTGGCAGCTGTCTCGGCTCCTGCAAAATGGGCAAGGTACAGGTTGCCTGCACTGTCGTTGAACCCGGCGCGCGCCAGCACCCGCGTGTTGTAATCTATCAGGTCATCCATCAGGATTTCCTGATAGCGCGGGTCGCTGCGCTTGGCCGCGATCTGGGCATCGCTCATGCCCTTGGTGCCATAGCGCCGCTTCCAGAATGTCAGCCACGTGGGCGTCGTGAACTGGTACGTGCCATAGGCCGATGAATTCGGGTTCTTCGCCCTCGGGTTCAGATTGCTCTCGGTAATGCCGATGTTGCGCTTCAGCACCGCCCTTCCGCTGCCCGTTGCCGCCCCGGCGGATGGCTGCATCACGGCCGCCGGTCGCACTGCGCGCGGCGGCGGCGCATCGCTCCCGCCGGCATCCGCGATGATGCGGCGCATCATGTCGCCCAGTTCTTCCAGATGCGCCATGTCGCCTGCCGGGTCATCGGTGAACGGGCTGGCAGAACGGACGCCTGCATGCACCCGCGAGGTGTCGATCGCCGTGGTCTCATCCGGCGTCAGGTTGCCGCGACCGATCAGGCCCTCGGCCAGGTCCGGCAACACATCGTCCGTCACTGCGTCCCAGTCCATCGTGCCGCGCAGCTTCTCGGGTAAATGGGGCGCAATCTTCTGCCATGCCCGCTGCTGCGCCGCCTTGGGCAAAGCCTTGATGGCCCCCCAGTTGTCGCCGACATACTTGCCTGCCCCGCCCAGCACACCGCCCACCACAGCCGCCCCGGCAATGTTGATCGCCGCCTCTTGGCCGGTCAGCTCCTCTCCGCGCCGTGCGCGGTTGCGCGCGACCACCGGCTGCTGCGCAGCCTCGAACGCCGTATTGACCACGGCCTCGCGCAGGATGGCGCTGCCTATCGTCTTGGCCCCGCCGCCAAAGATCGTGGTGACCAGGTTCCACGGATCCTTCAGGCCGACCGCAGTACCGCCAATAAATGCTGCCCAGCCCGGCCCGCGGCTAGCGGTATAGGCGTCCTCTTGCGATGCACCGCCGCGGTTGAGAACATTCTGTTCGAATGTCGCGCGATCGCTGGGCAGGTCTTTGAACGCCCCGGGCCGCTGCTTGCGCATCCACTGCACCGCTTCCCACAGCGCGTCACGATCGTACAGGCCATCGACCCGCTCGCCGGTATTGACCAGCGATTCCGCAATGCCGACTTTCCAACCGTCGGGCTTTTCGCCCGCCTCGATCAGCGCCTCGGACAGGCCCTTGTACGCATCGATGATCCGCAGGTCCTGCGTGGTCGATAGGTCATCGTCTTCGACCCGCCCCGCCGCCATCAGCGTATCGAGAATGCCGGGCGCTGGCCCGTCGCTCCCGCGCGAAGGCAGCGTGTCGATGGCGATACTGCGCCGGGAGTTGAGCCGCGCGCCGGTCATCGGCGCACCTTCGGCGGTATCTTGACCAGCATGGGCCCGCCGCCCTCCCTCAGAATTAGCTCACCCTGCCGGTCGCGGAACTGGTACACGGGGCGACCGTCCGGGTCATCGCGCACATATTCGGGGATCGTATGCTGCGTGATGAAGTCCTTCGGAATCTTGCCGCCGCGCGGGTTCCGGGCAGGCGCAAAATCGTAGCGATGGATCGACCTGATGAACTCGCTTTCGGTATAGTCATCGGGCAGCTGCACTTTCTCCTCGAGATAGGTGCCGATCCCGCCCTGCATCACGCCGTTCGGGCGCTGCGTGGCGCCGAACACCTGATTGACATAGTGCCCGAACGCCTTCTCGTCGAACGCCGCCCTCCCGCGCGATGCCGATGCAGCGGTGTAGATATCGGCGGCCACATCCAGATAGGCGTCATACTCCGGGCCAAGCTCGCGCCGCACGCGACCGAGGAATTTCTTCATCGCCGGCTTGACCTTTTCGTCGGGGGCCAGCTCCTTTCGCGTTTCCGGCATCGCCCTGCCTTCCACCGCCAGCCCGCGCATCTTGGCCCCCAGCAACGAGACGATGCCCAGCCCATCCTGCGCCTCATTGGCGATCTGGAACCGCGTCTCCCGGTCATATCCGTCCAGTTCCCGCAGAACCGCGAGCACTCCCTGCGGACCCTCGGCCAGCATCGCCTTGTACCTGGCCCCCTGTTCGGTCACCCGATCTTTGCGAATATCCTGCATCTTCTGCAGCGACAGACGATCCGTCACCGTCGCCTTGTCGCCCGCCCGCGCGATGCGCGCCTGCACCGTGCTGATCGCCGTGTCGATCTGCCGGATCGAAGCGCCTTGCAGCGACGCCGCGGTCTGGTTGACGATCGTCAGCTTCTCGATCTCATACTGGTCGGAATCCGTGCCGATTTGCTTGGCGATTGCGGCGGCGCGCTGCAACTGCGCTGGGCTGGCGACGCCATCCTCGGCACGCTGGACGATCCCATCATATTCTTCCTTCAGCCCGGCCTCGGCTTCACGCTGCGCCCTTTCCGCTTCCAGTTCCGCTCGCTCGCGCGAGAGGCCAACCTGACGACGCAGCTGCTTCATCTGCTCATCGTCGAACACACCATTGACCAGGCCACTGTCCAGCAGCGCCCCGGCTTTTTCATGCTGGCCCTTGTCGCTAAGCCCCGTGATCAGTGCGCGGGTAAAGGCCTGCGCATCTTCGCGCGCCAGCTTGGCCTTGGTGTTTCCGTCAACGCCCTCGAGCGCCGCCAGTATCTGCCCGGACTGCACCAGCGCTTGGCGCGCGGTCTCATCGGACATCGTCTCATAGATGTTGTTGCTCTGCGTCTCGCGCCAGACCGCGTAGTTATCGGCCTGCGCTTGCGATCGCGCCTTGCCCTCGATGATCTGGGCATTCGCTATCTGCTCGCTTTCGAACTGCCTTGTGATCAGCCCGAAGCGGAGCTGCACTTCCTCGTCCGGGTCGAGCGATGCCCTGAAATTGGCCATGCGACCCTGCACATACTCCTGGACTTTTACGGCATAGTCTTTGCCCGCCACATCAGGCGGATTGTTCGCCAGCCAGACGCGCATGTCGGCCTGCTCTTGGGCGTAGCGAGCGAAGCCGTCTGTGAACGAGACCTGCCGACGCTGCTGGCGTTCCCGCTCGGCAATACGAGCGTCGATATCGTCCACGGTGTCCCGCACCTGCTGGCGCTGCTGCTGGTCCTGCAGCATCTGGCCAGCGGCACCGGCCAGCGCATCGCCCACGCCGCTGGTGGCATAGCGGCGGTCTGCCGGTTGCAGCGCGGTGACGGTAGGGCGCACGCGCGCCCGGATCGGCTGCATGCCCATCAGCGCGGCCCCCTCCAATTCAGCACCGGGTCAAACCGGCCACTGTCCATGCCCATCGGGTCAAGGCGGCGACGCGCCAGCGAACCGGCGGGCTGGCGTGCAACCAGCGAACTGCCCGGCAGCGGAATCCCCGTGCCGCTTTCGCGCGGCAGCATGCTTGCGCGCTCGCGCCCGCGCGCCGCGCTGATGGCCGCTGCATCGCCAGCGCCCGAAGCTGCCGACGCTGCCTGCGTTCCGATATTGATGACATCGCGGAACAGCTGCGCCGTCGCGCCGCGCCGGATCACCTTGGCCTGGTAACGCAGTCCCGCCGCCTGGTCCGCCGCCTGCTGCCGCAGGTTCAGAATTTCGAACTCGGCTTCCTGCGCGCTCTCGCCGATCAGGTCCAGCGCGGATCCCGTGCCGATCGCGATGCCGCTGCCTGCCCCCGCCGCCAGCTGCTCGCCGATCGCCGCACGGCTTTCCCGGCGCATTTCCTGCCCCTGGATCGCGCCGTCATATTCGGTGCGGCGGGCATTCTCGGATAGCGCCTTGGCCTCGTTGCGCGCCGCGCCGAATCTGTCCAGCGCGCCCGTCAGCGACGAAAACGCCTGCAGGCCGATCAATACCCCCGCGCTCATCCTTGTGCCTTTCGCTTCAGCTCATACAGCATCATGTCGCCCCCATCGGGCGCGGCATGGCGCAGCACATGTGCGGGCTCAAAGCCCAGCAGCTGCGCCCAGCGGTGCCCCGCCTCGTAATCCACGTGCACCAGCGTATCGATGCGGGTGTATTGCGGGTGAAAGTCCAGCATCAGGCGGCAGGCCCGCGTGATCGCCACGAAATCATGGCGCTTGCCATCAGCCATCACGCACCAGGCCGTGGCATAATGCGGATGCGTCTGGCGCAGCCCCGCCAGGCACAGCAGCGGCCCGTCAATGCCGCGCGTGAACGCCTGCGCCGGGCCGCTTGCCGCATATTCGCGGCCCTGCGCCAGCGTCACCAGCCCGGCCTCGCCCAGCGCGATCTGGCCCTGCTGCACGGCAATATCCACCATGTCGGCGGGCTTGAAGGGTCGGATAAAGATCACCGCTGTTCCACCGTCATGTAGTGCGTGATCGCCAGCAGCGTTGCGGGGTGCGGCGCAACCCGCGACACGCGCACCCGCGCGCGCCGATCATGCTCGCCGCCGGGCTCGAATATCTGTTCGCCGGTCAGCGGCGTGAACGCCTCGTTGAACGGGCTGTCGGATCGCTGCACGGGCAGCACACCCACGTCCTGCCCATGCACTTCCAGCGCCAGCGCCATCGATCGCCACACGCGCATGTGCACGCGAAAGATGCGCTTCTTCTTGCCCTGCGCCGGGCCATTGTCGCCGCCGGCTTCCGGTTCCAGCAGGTCCATATAGGCCGGGAACGGCAGGCCGAATGTCACCTTGCTCGCGGCATAGGGCAGCGTCAGCACGCCCGCCGCGCTCACCGTTTTCAGCCCCGCATATTTGCCGTCGGCCAGTATCTCGACCTCGCGCCCCTGCAGCCAGTCGATATCGCTGATCGTCGTCACCGGGCTGCCTTCATACACGCCCGCCGCATCGCTCATGATGATATCGCTATCGTCATCGCTGCTGTGCCGCACCCGGCTCATGCGCAGCATCAGATGCTCGCTGCCCAGCTGCGCGATGCACCACAATTCCGCGCGCTCGCCCGCCTCGTCGCTGATCGTGCAGATCGACTTTGCCGATAGGCCGGGTGCCAGCTTGCGCACTGCCCAGCCAAGCGCCTGCTCGGTCGGCAGATACAGCGCCGCCGCCAGCGTGCCGTCACCCCGGCAGGCCCATAGGTGCTTTTCGGTTTCCTTGGCCCATGCCAGCTCGACAAAGCCCGGGTCGCCAATGTCATCGGCAAAGCGGGTCAGGTCCGGCGCTTCATAGCGGTCGCGCTGCAGCTGATAGCCGAACTCGACGATCTTGCGCTTGGCGCTCTGCACGAACACCGCGCGCCCGTCGATCATCACCGGGTTCTGGATGGCGCTGCCCGCATTGCTCTGCATGTCGATCGCGATATTGCCCGGGCCGATGCCGCTCGCGGCATTGCTCGGCCCCATCACATATTCGGCAATCGCCGTGCCGATCATCAGCCGCGTCTCGGCCATCAGCCAGCGGATCGGGTTGGGATTGGGGATCGTGACGCGAAACGCCATGTCCAGCGTGATCGCGCCGAACTCGTTATAGGCTGCCATGTTCTCGAAATCGCCGATGACGCTGCCGTCAATCGTCGAATCCTTGGCGACGATCAGCCGCTCCTGCCAGATCGCGCCGCAGCTCGGCCAGCCCCGGCGCGGGCTGAATGCACCAAAGGCCCAGCGCCAGGTGCCATAGGCATAGGCCACGCCGGTTTCGATCGGCTCCCACGGGGTTTCCTCGGGGGGGCGATAGCCGCCGGTATAGTCATAGGTGCCGCTGGCCGTGAACGGCAGGCGGCGCTGCACCGTGCCGGTCACGGTCTCGGCATCGGTAAAGCCCGTAATCTGCACGATCCCGAATCGATCGTGCAGATACTCCCACTGCACCCCGCCAGCGGCCTTGTTGTTGATATCGGTGCCGCTGCCCATGCCGTCCCATTCGACGCCCTCGCCATGGATCGGCGGCACGGTCCCCGTCTTGCCGCCAGCGCCCACCCCGGCGCAGCGATAGACGCGATCGCTCCACTGGCGCAGTTGACCCACTGCTATCGTGATGCCTGGCTCCCATGAAGGGATATCGCCCAGGTCGCCCGCCTCGATGCGGAACAGCCCGCCCACATCGCCCGCCGCAAAGATCGCCGCATTGCAGCTCAGCGTGATCGATCCGGTCACGCCGCTGGCGCTCACGATCACGCCCTCGTCGCGGTTCTGCCGCTCGAACGGCCCCTGCTTGAACTCGATCGCGGTCAGCGTGAAGGTGGTCGCGCTGGTGCGCGTCAGCTTGCGCGGCTGCACATCGGGGTGGAACAGGTAAAGCACGTCCGCCGACTGCACATAGAACAGCCGCTTGACCTGGTCGTAGGTATAGGGCGTCGCAATCTCGTAGGGTGCGCCGCCGGAAAGGATTTGCCCGCCATTGGTCCAGAAGCGGAAATAGCCCGCTCCGGCCTCGATCACATAGCCCTGGGTGACGTTGAACTCGAACGGGATGCACCGCGCCGCTTGCTTGCACTTCTCGATGAACTGAAAGCCCGGCGCAGCTTCAGCCGGTCCCTGCAGCAGCGGCAGCCAGCCCACCATCTGCTCCACCGATATCGAATAGATATTCTGATCGATCCGCCCCTGCATGCGCGGGCTGATCTGACCGCCGTTAAAGCTGGTCTGGCGCGGAGAAACCGTGCTCATCAGCGATATCTCACATAGCGGCCCCCACGGCCCGTTCCACCATGGCGGGCAGACAGGATGCGCGATTGTGCCACCACATTCCCGCGCTCGCGGTCGCCGCTGGCCAGCCCGTCCAGCTTCTTGGCCTCGCGCACCGCCTCGTCACGATCGTTCAGCAGCCGGTCGCGCAGCCCCTTCTGCTCGGTCGCGGACTCGCACATTTCCAGCGCCAGCTGATAGCTCATCGCGGTGATGAAGCTGCTCGACCAGCGCGTCACGTCCTCGTTGCGATAGATGAAGCGCGCCGGAATCGGCCCCTCGTCATTGCACAGCAAAAACCCGTCTTCCTCGACTGCAAACACATAGTCGCGGTCATCGCGCGCGGGCGGCAGCCAGCGCAGGCAATCGGCGGGCAGACGGAAGCGATAGGACCATCCGAACGCGGGCACCGTCTCGGTGTCGCGTTCCAGCATCTGGCGCTTGGTGGCGAAATTCCAGGGATGCAGCGAAAGCACGGTATCGCGCGCGCCATCCCATACGGCCTTGACCCGCTGCGCCGCGTTCGTGGAGCTGTCGATCGAATCGATGCGGCTGTCTTGGCCAAGCAGCACATAAGCCCGGTTCGCAATGCGCGTCACGCTCTGCTGCACGGCCATGGCTTTGTTCCTGTATAATTAGTGAAAAGGCGGCGCTGGCGGTCGGTTTTCCGTTCCCTGTTGATCCAAAGGGCCGACCGCCAGCGCCTGTTCGCGCCGGATCAGCGGCCCGAATAGAAAAGCGTCACGCGCACGATGCCCGCGCCGGGCAGGTCCGCCGTGCCGCTGGTCATGATGACCATGCGATCGTCGTCCGAAGGCGTCGCCCCCTTCTGCGCCACGCTGCCCCATTTCACCTCGGCCTCTGCCGTGGTGCCATAGGCCTTCAGCGCGCCAAAGATCGCATCGTCGCCGACGATCCCGAACTTCAGCTGCGAGGTGGTGAGGCTGACGCTCGACTGCACCATGATCCCTTCATAGCCGCAGCCGCGCGGCAGCTTGAAAAGGTTGTTCACCGTGCCCGCCACCTTGTCCACCGTGGACGAGGCAAGGTTGAGCGTTGCCGTCTTGATGCGCAGCTTCGCATCCTGGCGGCGACCGTCGCTCTTCTTGGCGGGGCTGACGCTGCCGTCCGTCACGCCGATCAATTCTGCTGCATTACCCATTTCGATAACTCCGATTGAAAGCCTCTGGCTCCCATCCGGGGCGGCAACCGCCGCCCCTTCAGGCGGTCAGTTGCATTCGACGATGAAGCACTTGTCCTCGTTGGTGCGCGACGCGCGGCCACAGGTATAGGCAGCGAACTGCGTGCTGTGGTTCTTGTCGGCGCGCTCGTCGACCTTGGTGGTGAAATCCAGCCAGGTGCAGAACGCCATGCCGCTGTTCACCCACACCGGGCAGCGACGATGGCCGCTGCCATTGGTGGTCAGGCCCGCCGCATTGACGCGCTTGAACGCCTTCGGGTTGGTGAATTCCACCGGCCAGAAGACGATGCCCAAAAACGGCGAAGGCTCGCCATCCTGCAGCGCCTGCTTGGCATCCTCGCTCATCGGCGTGTAGCGGCGGCGCTGGCTGTCCGGGTTGTAGCGGCTGTTCAGGAACTGGTCGATCTCGAACAGATCGTCGACTTCCTCGGCCGTGATCAGCATGTTCAGCTGCTCGGCCTGGGTATCGACGAACCGCTGACGGGCCAGCTTGCGCACCTGGCGCAGCTTCTTCAGCGTCAGGCCGACATGCGTGCCGGCAGTCTCTCCAAAATCGGCGGCAATGATGTTCGCCGACTTGAACGGAACCGACGTCAGGCCTTCTTCGCCGGTATAGGCCGGGCCATAAAAGCCTTCCAGCCACTTGTCGTCCTGGTAGCGGCGGATGGCCTTGGCCACGCCCACCGCCAGCGGCGATCGCAGGCCGACCTCGGTGGACATTTCGTCATCCGGGTCCAGCAGCGGCGCGACCGAAGCGCGCTTGGGCTTGTGGATCCAGCGACGCTCGACATCGGTGTCGGTGTTCTTGGTATCACCGTTCCGCTCATCGATTTCCTCGGCATACATGTCGTCGAAGCGATCGGTGATCTGCTTCTTGCTGCTGGTCGAATTATACTGGGTAGCCATGGGCTTGAGCATGCCCGGCTGCTGGTTCAGCTGAAACTCGACCGACTTTTCATATTCGACGGTGCGGGTCGTATCAGCCCAATTCTCGATTGCCATTGTAAGTCTCCCGAAGGACCAAAGTTGCTATGTCTGGTGGCTTCGATCGGGGTGACTGCTGCACGCAGGGCCAATCTGGTGGAGATATCGCGCCCACGTTCCGCGCCGCTGCTTTCGCTGGTTTGCACCGGAGCCATGCGGCGGAACGCGCGCATCGGGGTGGCCGGAAGAGGTTGCGCCCGCATCACTGAAGACGCGGGCGCATGATTTTCACAAATGGCGAAACTTGTCAACGCATCGCGCGTTGAATTTCACGCTCGGCGTTGACCGCGCAGCTGCGCGATCCGCGCAATCAGCTGGTTGTGCTGCGCCAGCGCCGCCGCATCGCCCCGGTTGATCTTCGCGGCAAACTCCTTGTCGGCCAGCAATTCCTTGCTCTTGGCCTCGGCCTGTTCCAGCGAAAGCGCGGCGATATTGGCATCCATGGCCGGGTCGCCATCGACGCGCTGCATCTCGCCCGACATTTCGGCCAGCTTCCACATGAACGTCATCAGGTTGTTGCTGCCCAGCGCCTTTTCGGCATTGCTCACCGTCGCCTCGTCGACGCCCAGCTTCTTCATGAACGCCTGCACCTGGCCCAGCTCCTGCGCATAGGCTGCACCGCGCTCGGCCTTGAACGCCTCGACCGCCTGGTCGGCCTGCTGCGCCAGCGCCTCGGCCTGCGCATTGTTGGCCGCGACGATTATTTCCACCTGCTTCGGGTGCAGCCCCGCCTGGTGGAACACGCCGCGCATCGTCTCGGCATATTCAGTCGGCTGACCTTCCGGCACCTCAATCTTGTAGGCATCCGGCGTCTCGGGGCGGATGGCGGCGGCAAAGGCGTTGAAGCTTTCCTCGCTGTCGCCGGGCTGCGGCACACGGGAGCTCGCGACGCTGCGCGCTTCGATATGGCCGCGCGCCAGCTCGTCGATCGACTTGTAGCGGGCCAGCGTGGCGTTGCCTTTCAGGTCATCGGGCAGCGCGTCCAGCCAGCTGGCAGCACCGCCGCCGCCCTGCCCGCCATCGCCACCGGCAGCAGGCGGCGCGGCCAGTGCGCCAGCGGCACCGCCCCCGGATCCCGCTGGCGCACCGCCGCCGCCCTGCCCCTGATCGCCCGTGCCATTCTCATCCGCCATTGCCGTCCCTTTCCAGTTTGCGCAGCTGCGCGTTCAAATCGTTCATTTCGCTCGGGTCCATGTCGATCACGCCCAGGATGAACAGCACCAGGTCGCGCATGCCGGACTTGTGCGCCATCGCGTGCGCGCTCTCCGAAAAGGCGGTGCGGTGCATGCCTGCCTGCCGGGCGATATCGTGGATGAAATAGGCGGCACTCGGCTTCAGCTCGCCCGTCGCCTCGTCATAGAACAGCGCGCGATAATTCTGGTGGCGCTCGCTCAGCCGCGCCAGGCGGCGCATCATCGCGCCGCGCTCTTGCTTCGCCGCACCAAGCGACGCGCGGATTTCCGCCGCCAAGCCCCCGTTGCTGCTCATGCGCCCATGCTCACCTGCTGCAGCGAGCTGGTCGCCTGCGCGATAGCGGGCAGCGCCTCGATCAGCGATTGCGTGCCCTGCGCCTCGGCATCGGCCTCCCGCTGCGCGTCGCGCTCGTCATCACTGGCCTGGAACGACGCTGGCACCGCCAGCACCCGCGACAGCCCGGTTAAGACCTTCTCGAACGGCAGGGTCTGGTTCAGAATCGGAATATGACGCTCGGGGTCCAGCTGCATCTGCGGCGCGACCGCTTCCAGCAACCGCATATAGCCCACGATCTGGTCGGCCTTCTGCGCGCGGCCAAGCGGATTGTCGAAGCGGTTTTGCATCATGCCGCCCGCTTCGATCACTTCGCCGGGCATGTCGTCGAACAGCCCCATCTGGTCCATCAGGTCCAGCTCGCGATCGGTCATCGGGCCAAACCACTCGGTTTCCTGCCGCGCCAGCGGAGAAAGCAATATGCCCTTCTCGCTGATCCGCTCGAGCGTTTCCTGCACGTTCACATGCGTCTTCACCTCGCGGTTGCTGAACAGCATGTCGGCAAAGAACGCGCGGCGGATGATCTGCCGCGTGCTTTCCTGCAGCGCCATCAGCGGATTGGCATCGCCGCCCTCGTAGAGCGGCCTCACGGTCGGGTTGCCGCGATAGTCCAGCCCCCCATAAGTGATTTCGCGCGACGCATAGCGGATCGTCTGGTCCAGCATGTCATCATGCGCCAGCAGCGGCGGCATCGCGCTCATTTCGCTGATAAGCACCAGGTCCATCATCACCTGCTGCGCCGCCTTGATATCGGGCAGCACCGTGACCGCCGGCGATCGCGCATATTTCTCGTTGGGGCTCTGGCTGAAGCGCGAATAGATCAGCGGGTTGGTGTTGAAACCGCCCTCGCCGAACGCTTCCTTGCACTCGACGCACAGATAGCAGCCGATCCAGAACTTGCCCTTCCAGGAAAGCGGCGTGTCGGGATTGGGGCGCGGGTTGACTTCGATCCGGTGGATGAAGGTGAACTTCTCGTGCTGCGAGTTGGGGTTGCGGGCCTTTTCCAGCACCTTGCCGGGCAGCTTGTCGCCCCATTTCTTGAACGCCGCCTCGGCAGTCAGCGTGAACTTGCGGTGCGTGCGGATGACATTGCCCTGGAAATCCTCGTCGATCCAGACGGTGCCCACATGCTCGCTGCTGTAGCGGAATCCCACCGGCCTGCCGGTCAGCCGGTCATAGCGCATGTCGACCCACATGGCCTGCGGGCCGAATGCCAGCAGGCTTGCCACGCTCTCGTTGCTCTGGTTGACAAAGCCGCTGCGCGCGTCGTGGCGCAGCTGCAGCAGCTGGGTGGTCTTCAGCTCATACCAGGCCATCACGCGCTGGTTGTTCAGCAGCGCCTCATCCTTCGGCTCGAGCATCTGGTAACGCTGGCCGCGCGGCATCACATGGCTGACGAAATTCGACACGCCATCCTCAAGCGCCTGCGCCGCGGTGCTGTCGAAAATCTTGTTGGTCTGGCTCGATCCCTCGGATTGCTGGACCGTGAAACTGGCCTGACGGGGCAAGACCAGCTCGGCAATCTCCTGCCACATGGCATCGAACGTCGAACGCTCGCTCTCCATGCGCGCCTGGTCTTTGATGATCTGCTCTGCATTGAACATGTCTGTCTTGCCCCGTCAGGTGGAGTGTGCGCTGGGGTCAGCAGCGCCAGGCAATGGATTCGGCAGGGAACGTCACCGGCCTGCCGCCGCCGATCGCGATGGCGCTGCCCAGGTCGCATCGCAGGCCGCAATCGGCCTGCTTGCCGTCGCTGGCAGGGATCAGCCAGCATTCGGTGAGCGCGTCCAAAGGATAACTGGCGGGCACATGGATGGGTGTCTTCAGCAACAGCGAACCGCCATCGGCCTTCAGGTCCGTGCGCGTCACGGCATGGCGAAGGTCGATATTGAACCGCTTGCCATCGGCAAACATCACCAGCAGCTGCTCAGCGGCCTGCACGCGCTCGACAATCTCGGCACGCGGCACTTCGCTGCCTGCGATATGGGCATGGAACTCTGCCGAAGCCTGAAGCTCGACCGCACGGGCTTCCGCCGCCTTCTCGCGGGCTTTCTGTTCCTCGCGCTGCTGGCGCCGCTCGCGATTGCGCTGATCCTGGTCGGCCTTGCGCTGCTCGGCCAGCTGGGCGTCCTGCAGCTCCTTTGCCGCGCGCTCGGCATCGGCCAGACGCCGCGCCTCGACCTCGGCCAGCATCTGCGGCAGCGCATCGCGCACGGCGGCGACAGCGATGGAGCTGATCAATTCCGCCTCATAGTCTGAAAATCCAGACGTCGTGAAGAAAGGCTTATCCCCGCCGCTGCCAGCATCGCCTGCAGGGGCATTCTGCCCAGCATCCGCATCCTGGGTGCCAGCGGCATCGTTCTGCGAATTTTTTTCTGCGCCGTTTGGGCTGGTTTCCGTTGTGTTTTCAACGGCTTCGCTCTCGCCGCCCTTGTCTTGCGGTAAAACATTCTTGGCCTTGGTCATGGCAGCTTCCTTTCAGTTTGAAGCGATTAATCCAGCACGCACCAATCTTCGGCGAGCGCATCAGTCTGCGAGCAAAGCCACGGCACGACCTGCCCATCGGCAGTCTTCATGTCGATGTGCGCGTGATAGTTGACCTCGGTGCCCTCGGGGTAGATGCCCAGCAGAGGCGGTCGGTTGACCTTGAAGGTCGAGCCAGGGACCAGAAAAAGGAACATGCCCTTGCCGTTCCAGCCCGAGCGTGCCACACGATGGCCGCGCTTAAGCATTTCGAGCGCATGGCCGAAATTCATCTCGCCTGACAGGCGATAAGCTTCTTCAAAGGCTTCAGGCGGCGACCAAGACACATAGCCGTCGGGATAAACGACCTTGTAGCCCAGAACGCCGTCGCGTTCTTCGGTTTCAGCTTCAACAACTTTGGTGCCAATAAACGTTTTCATGGCTCGGTCCTTCGCTTGATCGCCGGGGTCAGGTGCCCAGCAGCACCTTCGCCGCACCGCGCGGCGCTTCTGCACCGGCGCTGCCGGTAACGACATTGGCGGCATATCCCGCACGGCGGGTCAGCGCGTCGCTGCGCATCGCGGCCTCGCGCGCCTCGTTTCGCGTCGCCACCGGCTGCGCCACAGGCTGCTTCGGTTTCTTCACCAGGCTCGGCATCAGCAGCCCTGCAACGCCGCCCAGCACTTTCCCGAAAACGGACATGTCAAGCTCCCCTTGGTCTGAAATAACCCCGGCCATAATCGACCTTCGGCCTGTGCCGTTGCGCAGAGGCGCGGCGCTGGCGCTCGCGCGCATCGCTGTCTTCCCAGCCATCGAACTTGGTGAAGCCCAGCACCAGATACTGGTTGGCATCGTGCACATGGCTGAAGTCGTTCTTCAGCGGCTCGTCTTTCCACCGACCGCCGCCGGTCGAATACTGCACGCGCGTGGTCACATAACCCCGGTTGAAGCCCTCGCGCAGCACCTTGCAGCGGTCGGAAATCACGAATTTGGGGACGGAATCGATCGATCCCTTCAGCACATCGCGCACGGCTTCTAGGCGCGGACCGATCCGGTTTCCTCTGACCGGCGCGGGCTTGATTTTCAGCTTCGCGCCGATCGCGGTCTCGTTGAAACCCGCGACAAAGCGGATGATCCAGGCGCGGTCTTCCTCATTCTTGGCGCTGTCGCCATCCCAGGCAGCTGGGTCGCTCCAATTCAGGTCGGCAAGGCGGCAACCGCCAAAGTTTTCGTTCCAGTATTCGCCGCACTGCTGGCCGAATTCCTTGGCCCCCAGCTTTTCCAGCACAGCTGTCTTGCCGGGCTTGTAGATCACGACCTCGTCGACGACGCGGATCTGGCCATTCGGCATTTTCTGGCCGAACAGGCAGGCAGGCGTGTTCCCGCCATCGAGCGCCAGGCTCACCGGCACGCGCGGATCGACCTTCAGGTCGCGCACGCAATGGCGTTCATCGCTATACTGGGTATAGACCGGATTGCCGTCGCGCACCGCGCCGAACTTGTTGTGGATGAAGCGGCGCTTTTCCTGCTCGCTCATGCCGATCTGGATGCGGTCATAGTAACCGGGTGGCAGATTGGCCAGGTTCTCTGCACCGGCATCGAGCCCGCCGGGCTGCACATGGAAATTCACGCGGAAATTGTCGCCGAATACCTTGCGATATTCGCGCATCTGGTCCTCGGTCAGGCCGATATTCTTGTTGACGTTGAAGTCATAGGTCCAGTTGTCTTCCGCAGGCGCGTTCATGTCGCCGATCAGGCCAGACCATCCCCCGATGGGCGTGCCCGGCGGGCGATAGCGGCCAAGGCGCGGGAAGCCGTATTTGAACACGTCGTAGTGCAGCGTGTCCATTTCGTTGAGCCACAGCCCGGTCAGCGCCAGGCCCTTGAAAAGCTCCTCGGCAGACTGCGATTCCACCGCGCGGAACAGCACCTCGAGATACAGCCGCATCACCTGCCCGCCGGCGATGGGGATATCGATGTTCAGCTTGTGCGTGTTCTGCCGCAGGTTGTAGTTTTTCTCGGTCTTGGGGAACCACATGAACCAGTCGGCCATGATGTTCGCCTCAAGGTGCCCATAGGTGTCGCGGACGATGCACCAGCGCGCCCGGCGCACGCCATCCGGCCCCGGCGGCTGCCACATCACCGAATTCAGCACCTTCTGCATGCCGGTGGTGGTCTTTGCCGACCCATAGGGGCCCATGATCGTGCTGACCGCCGCCTTGTCGGTGCGAAACGCATGCGCCACCGGGCCAACCTGCCGCATGGTCATACCCTTGGCAGCGGCCATCAGGTCGCCGTAGCGCGGCAGGGCTTCCGGCTCCAACTCGTCAAGCTCGATCGAGGCGAGCCGCTGGCGGATGCGCTCGGCTTCCTGCAGCTGCCGCGCATTCTCGACCGAAAGCGAGCTGGGCGGCACGTCGCGAAGCGTCTGGGCCCGCGCCAGAAGCTCGGTCCATGCGGTCAGATCGCGAAGGCCGATCAGCTCACCCGTCAGCATCATCGCGCTCCACGGGCTCGAACTCGGCAAACTGCATGTGTTCCAGGTCGGATTCCTGCAGATCGACCTCGGCAAACTCGGCCAGATGCGCCGGATCGGTCAGGCCCGGAATGTTCAGGATCACATCGGCCTTGTGCGTCACGTCGATCGCCACCGGCTGCTTGCCGTGGACATAGGGCGCAACCTCTTTCAGCGCGTCCCTCTTGATCTTCATGGCCTTCTCGGCCAGGTCACCGGGCTTCAGTGCATAGCGGTGCAGTGCCTGCATCACGCTCTCGGCCAGGTCCGTCAGCGCCTCGCGCTGCTCCTTGGTGGCATTGGCGGGTAGCTGGGCAATTTTCGCCGTCAGCGCCTCGGCCATTTCGGTCAGCTTTTCCTCGACCTTGCTGTTGCCGGTCGCGATCAGCAGCGTTTCCACCATCTGGTCCAGCGGCATAAAGCCGATACTGGCCAGCTCCATCACCGGATCGCCATAGGTCTGGCACACCAGCTGCGCGATTTTCTTACTCGCCTTGTTGCGCGATCCCGGCGGCCGACCGCGCCCGCGCGCCCGCATCTGGCGAAACGCGTCCTGCGGCAGCCTGCCGTCCTCGTCGCGCAGCAGGTCCAGCTGCTCGACGCTGCCATCGACGCCGAACAGGCCGCGTCCGATGACCGTTTCCTGCACGGCAGCGGCGATGCTCACATCGGTTGACATGCCAGCGCCCCCGCCATAGCCTGCCCGCCCCGGCTCCCCTGGCCGACCACCGCAGCACAACGCAGGCCCGATGCTCCCCGACCCATTTCCATCGCTGCTTTTCTGCCCGGTTCACCCCGGTTTTCTGCCGTTTTTCGGCTGATTTCGCGCGTTTCGGCGCGGCCCGCACCCCCGACCCCATTGGGCCGGGCTAACGTTCCGCGCACCCGCCGATTGCAATCATGGGCGACGGGGCCGGATCGGCCTCGATCGCCTTGGGCGAAGCCCTGAAATTCTGGCCTGCGTGAACGCGACCCCCCTGACACACGGGCGCGCGAGGCGAAGGGGGGACGCCCCCCGGCCATGGCCGGGTGCCTCCTGGACGCCCCCCCCGCCCTGCCGATCGGCGCGGCGACCCCGCGCGCGAAACCGGCAGTTAACCGCACGGCACAATAAAAGCGCGTCTTTTCAATGATATGGGCGATACCATGCGACGGCAGCCATGCGACGCAGTGCGGATCGAGGCCGCTAAGCGCCTGATTCCGCACGGTTTGGACGCGGCAGCTGACCCGGCTCCCCAGCTCGGCCCAGCCACCGCGCCCGATCCGCCAGGCAGCCGCAGCGCCACCCGCGAATTTCCCCGGAACCGCGCACGCACGCCCCCTCAACACCCATTCAGCGCCAAGCGCCGAATATCCGCCCCTTAGAATAATCGGGCCAGCTGGCGGCGATCGATCGCGGGAGGCGGCGACGGTTCCCATGGGGCGCAGGAAATACACAAATGGCGAAACCCGAGCAAGAGCGCCGCCCAATGTTCCGATTGTTCCGATGCAAAAAGCCCGTTGGAACAGCCGAGCGGAACATAATTAGCTATATATCACAATGGGTTATGAGGAATAAAAGGCAGTGTTCCGCTTGTTCCGATGATCTACGCGCCCGCACACACGATCACGCGCACATCGCGGCGCGAGGCCTTCGCCCATTTGACCGGAACAACCGGAACACGCTGAAAAACCACGCTATATCAATGCTTTGAGAATGTTCTAGCACCATCGACCAGACGGAACACCGGAACAACCCCCCCAACCCGCCGCTGGCATTAATTCCCGCCAAGAACGGGTCAGGGCGAGGGCCGGGAGATAGAGGCAGGATGGCGCGGAATAACGCCATGATCGCAACGCGATAGCGAGAGGAATGATGAAAGGCGACGCACCGGCAGGCGCTGCGCGCCAGCCTGTCGCCTTGCTTTGGCGTCTAGGTCAACCTTATGCACTTTACCTATTGACTTTCACAAATGGCGAATATATCTGCCATGACAGGCCCGGCAATTAAGCCGCGCCGAATGGCACAGGAGCCAGCCACAATGAACACCCAGACCATCCGCGATCGTCTTGCCGCCAGCGTCGGTGGCGAACCCCGCCTGGCATCTTTCTTCAACCAGCGCACGATGCGCGACACCGCAAAGCGCGCCGCGCGAGAGCTGGATGACGGCGCGAGCGACTGCGCCGCACTGCTCGAGCGTGTAAAGCGCGCCCTGATCGACGCCGAGCTGATCGATTATCGGCAGTGCACCGACGAGGAACTAACCGAGCGTTATGTGCGCCTCTGGTCCGCCTGGCAGCGCGCCGGATCCCGGGTCGCCAACTGGATGGTGACGGGTCCGGCCAAATTCCCCGTTGCCCGCAATGAAAAGGCGCTGGCTTCAGAAGACCGCCGCTATGCCGAACTGAAGGAATTCACCAGCGGTGCGGCATCGCGCGCCGTCAAGCGCGCCAAGGCTGCCCAGCGTGCAGCGATTGGCACCAGCGGCCTCAAATCGGCTGAGCTGGACGATCTGCGCCGTCGCCTGCAGGGCCGGGAGGATCGGCAGGAACTCATGCGCAGCATCAATGCTGCCATCCGCAAGGCCAGGCTTAAGAGCGGCGCAACCGCCGACCAGGTGCAGCAGGCATGCGCCGCAGCTGGCGTCACGATCGGCGCTGCTACGGCACAGGCGGTCGCCACCCCCAACTATCTCGGCAAGATCGGCTTTGAGAGCTTCCAGCTGTCCAACAACAACGCCGAAATCCGCCGTCTGCGTGATCGTGTCGCTCAGGTCGAGCGGGCACTGGCTGCAGCGCAGGCCGACGAGGAAGCAGGCGCAGCGCCCGCCCGCACCGTTGGCAATTGTGAAATCATCGAGAACGCCGCCGAAGATCGCCTGCAGCTGGTTTTCCCCGGCAAGCCCGATGACCAGCTGCGCCACGCCCTCAAGCGCTACGGCTTCCGGTGGAGCCCGCGCAACGGCGCATGGCAGCGCCAGTTGACCGCCAACGCCCGGCAGGCCCTGTCCTATGTGCTGCCCCTTATCGAGGCTCAAGCCGCCTGACCGCACCCCACCCGCCCGGATCGGGTCCGGGCGGGCATTGTGCGGCCATCCGGTCGGACAGCAACAAAGGAGCGATTTATGTCCCATAACGCTGATAAACCGCTGGACCTGAAATGGTGCAGCTATTCCAAAACCGTGCGTGCCATGCCGTCCAACTATCTGGCAGCAGACCTGAGCCGGATAGATGCGTGCCTTTGGGGCCGGGAAGATGAATTCGGCAACATGTTCGCCGCCGCGCCTGATTTCCTGAAGCACGCTGTTGAAGCAATAGCCGCTTGGGACATGGAAATCGACACGCCGGAACACAATCACGAGGATCGCCTTGAAGCAGCGATTGATGGCCTACGCGCCGCCATCGCCAAGGCGAAAGGCGGTGCAGCATGAGCCGCAGCTACGCATGGCGCGAACCGTGCGAGCATTGCGGCTCTAAAGCCCCTTGCGCGCATTATCCCGAAACGCCCGGCCCGTTCTGGCAGCGCGTCCAGCTGGCTGCCCAGTGCATCGCCAACGACACCGGCACCGGATCGCGCGGGTTCGATGGCTGCTTTGAGCAATATGACGGCGCATTCGTCATCGCCGCGCTCGATCGACTGGCACAGACTGACGCTCGCTTGCGCGCGGGCATCGATCGCCTATGGCGCAGCGGCATCGCTCGAGAGAAATTCGCAGCCCGCGCCGCCAGCTTGGCGCATCTGCGGACGGATCAGCTCGAGCGCGCTGCAGCAGACCATCGCCGCCGCGAGCGCAACACCGGCGGCAGACAGATGGGCCAGGCGGAGTTGGCACTATGACCCAGCTAGACCTATTCGGCACCGCTGCAGCGCCCGCCAGTCAGCCGCAGCGCATTGATTTGCCGCTGCTGCTGGCCGCCAGCCCGCACCACACGCTAGGCGGCGCTCTGCCCGCCTTGCCAGCAAAGCCCGCAGCCCCGGCGCTGGACGTGCAGCCCAACGAACACGGCGTCTATCCCCATGACCTGGCCGAACGGCTCACCTTGCCCTGCACGCGCAAGAACTGGCAGGGCGGTCCTACGGCTGAAATCCGGCTGCTGCACACGCTTCAGGGCTGGATCTATGGCATGGACTACAACACCGAAACCAGCGGCGGCACTTCGCCGCTGTCTGCCGGGTGGGAGGGCTTTTTGCCCGATCGCGCCACCGCCCTGAACATGGCGCGGAAAGAGCTTCTGCGCCGCGTAGAGCGAAAAGACGACAAGAGCGCGGCCCGAATCCGCGCATGGCTGCCAACGCTATTGTGAGGGGCGGAAACGCCCCCACATGGCCAGCGCCGCGCCCGTCACCACGTCCGCCACCTTATAAGCTCCCAGCGGCACCAGAGCCAGCACGGCAAAGCCCGCGATCGAATCCGCCTCGAGCGCCCATATCGCCAGCCACCAGGCCAACACGGCCAGCTTGGCCCATGGTTGCTGAAGCGTCGAGTCACCACCCGCCCGATCGAGCGCGCGGCCAGCGCCAATCGCTATCGCTGCAAAGAACGGCCAATCGAACATGGCCGCATCATGCCACGGCCTGCCGTGCTGTCAAAGGCTCGCGGACGCGCGGTGCGTGCGATCGAGATCAGCAGGTCACGAAACGGCTCGGGCGTCGAGTTGCGAATCCGCGTCTTGTTCTTGCCGCCGATCATCGCCACCACGCCGATGCGCCGCGCCTTTTCATAACCGTATCGATCAATCATCCATTGCGGCAGTCGCTGCTCTCCAAGCGCAAAATTCAAGTCTGGAAGATCGACGGCAAATGCGTAGAGCCAGGTCGGCTTGCGCGATGCGTGCCCATAATGCCCCTGCTCAATATAGCAGGTCCATCCGCCCACCATGTCCGCTGCCATCCATCCGCGCCCACGTTCGGGACTGTTGAGGTTGAAATGAGCCCACGCCCGACTGTCAGCGGGATGCTCGATCACGCCCCCCAAGTTCGAACGGCATGGAGCGCTGCTTCAAAGCACCCGCCATCGTCACCCAGTTTGAATTGATGCGGCTTGCGAGTGCTGCCATGCCAGAATCTTCCCCATCGCTGACACGGTGGATGCGCCACAACCGGCCAAGGCCCGTCATATTTCCGCGCATCGCGCTCGATATCCCATGGGTCAACATCGGGCAGCCCGTAATAACACCCGCCTGTTTCGACGTAGAGCGCTGCAATCACATCAAAGCCCCTCGGCATGCCCACCATTCCGGCGGTTCCACGCAATAATCGCGTCCAGGTCGACCAGATGATAGACCGGCAGGATCAGGCAGTTTTCCGCCGGTCCTGCAAAGCGCGTCTTGCACCCGTCGCCCTTGGCCGCTTCGGGCAGCAGCGCCAGGCTCTGCGTCCACACGCCACCGTTCCAGATGGTGCCCTGATAAAGCTCGGCCATGCCCGCGTTCGATTTGTTGGCGATCGCAAGAAACACCTTCACCGTGCGCCCGGTAAACTCGGTCAGGCCAAAGCGCCCGCCCTCTTTCGCCTTCAGCTCTACCAGCTTCATGCCGTGCGATTTCAGCTTGTCGTGCGCCTTGGTGTTGAACTCGCCATAGCCCGCCGCACCGTCGCCCGCCATCTCGCTGCGCTTCAGCGCCTTCTCGACCCACTGGCTCACCGTCTCCTGCTGCGCGCCGCCGGCAGCGGGCAGCCGCTTCGATGCCAGGAAGCGAATGCAGCGATCGGTGTCGGTTTCCGCCTCGCGCCGCACCGCGTCCAGCACGCCCGCCAGCTGCTTCACCATGTCGTGCACCCGGTATTCGGGCTCGTTGATATCCATCGGGTCAGGGGCGGTTTCATACAGCAGCAGATCAGCCGCGGCTAACAGCGTGCCATATTGGTCCTGGTGCCGCGCCTCGTAACCCTGCTCCTGCATTTCGGCCTGATAGGCCAGCAGCGTCTTCTTGAAGCGCGGCCATTGCTCCACGATCCGCCGCCGCATCTTCTGGCCCAGCTCGGCCAGCTTGGTTTCGTTGATCGTCATCCGCGCCAGCCCCTGCCGCAACGGGCCCAGCTGCATTGTCGTGATGCGGTTGCGGTCCTGCTGCGGCAGCTCCTGGTGCAGGATGGACGTGAACATGAAGCACGATCGGATGACGAATTCCTGCGCCTTGTGGTCGGTGCCCCCGCGCATCGAGCTCGATCCCGATGAAGCCAGGCGAACCAGCTTCACGATCTTGCTCATCGCGCGGCTGCCGTCCTCGTCGGGCTCGGCCTCGTCATACATCACGGCCAGCGTGTCCATGTTCAGCGTCTGGCGCAGCGCCGCCTCGGTCGCGTCCTCGGTGCGGATCGCCCAATCGCCCATCAGTGCGCGAAACAGGTCTTCCAGCGTGGATTTGCCGCACCCGCTTGGGCCGTGCACCCATATGTGCGGACGCCATTTCAGCGCCCCCCCAATGTTCGCAGCGGCATACCATCCCAGCATCAGCAGCGCATCGATGCGACCGCGCCCCCAGCTCCACGTTTCCAGCATGTCCAGCAGCGCCATCGCATCGCCCGTGTCGGCCGCCGTCGAATGCGGATGGCGCAGCGTCGACGCCGCCGGATAGACATATTCGCCGATCAGCCCCGGTTCGTGATAGGCAGGCGGCATCATCCGCCCATGCGCAGACCGCATGCCCGCCACCAGCACCGCATCGCCACAGTGCAGCACCAGCTCGTCATGGCTGCCCTGGTGCGCGCCGCGCCCGCGCACCCTGCCCTGCGGATCGAACAGCCCGCGATGCGCGCACGCGGCAATCAGGTCGCGCTGCACTTCCTTCTGGCTGAATCAGTCCTGCACAAACTCGGGCTTGGCCTGCGTTCCGACATTGCGATATTGCGGCCAGCGCCGGTCCAGCCAGGCCATATGCCTGCCGAACAGCGCCATGATTTCGCCCTTCTTGAAATCCGTGCCCAGGTCGATCAGCTGGCGCTCGTCGTCCAGAAAAAAGAACCGCTGCTTCAACCGCCCCAGCGGCTGCACCGGGCAGCCTTCCAGCATCGGCGGCTCATCCGGCTCAATCGCATCGTCGCGCACCGCGCCCAGCTCGGGCGCGTCCATCGGTTCCTCGGCCTGCGCCCGGATAGCGGAAGGATTGGCCGGCATCAGGCGGCTTCCCGGCACCAGGTGCCGCATTCGGCGTCCATGTCGGGATCATCGTCGCAGCTACGCACACACCGCGCCAAATCGCCCGGCTTCCAATCCTCGGCCATCATGCACCCACCTTCGTGCGCTTCCCGCACAGCTGATCGTTGAAATCCTTGAACTCGGGCAGCGGAAAGATCGTCGCCACCTTGCGCCCGGCGCGCTGCTGCCGCGCGATGCTGTTTTCCACCGCGTCGATCGTCTTCTGGTTCGTGTCGTTCTGGCCGATCAGCACCAGCCTGCCCGCTTGGGTAGGCAGCTGCATGCCGCCGATGTTGGACAGCGCCACCCCCGCCACGATCCGCCGCTCGGGGAACGCCATGGCGATCGAAAGCCCGTCCTCTATCCCTTCGGAAACATAGATATCGGTGCCGTGCGGAATCGCCGCCAGCTTCTGGTCGTGCACGCCCTTCCATAGCGGCAGGTGCCCGCCCGCATAGCTGCCCATGGTCAGCTTCGCGTCCTTCAGCTTCGCCTTGGTCACGATGCCCTGGTCCAGCAGCGCCAGGTCCAGATAGGTGCGATGGCACGCGATCAGCTCGCCCTCGATCGAAAAGATCGCCGCCACCATGCACGGCAGCTCGCCCTTGATTTCGCTGCACCACGCGCGCGGATGATAGCGCAGCGCGCGCGGCCAGCGGCGATATTCGGGCGGAAAGCCGCGCAGGTCTATGCCCCGCCCGCGCAGGTAAAGCTCGGCAGGCGTGCCCAGTCCCTCGGTCGCGCTGAACCACAGGTGCCGCGCCTTGTCGCGCATCCTCTCGGCCCGCTTGCGCGCCGCCGCATCGTCCTTCGCCTGCTGCTGCTGCACCTCGCGGCGGATCGTTTGCAGCCGCGCCGGGTCCAGATCGTCCAGCCCAAGCTCGCTCTTGGCCCACGCGATCGCATCGCGCCACGCTTCCTGATGCGTGCCGCCGAACATGGTCAGCGCCACCAGGCACAGCATGTTGCCGCCATGCTCGGGCATGCCCTGCGTCGTCGCAAAATCGGTCCACAGCCCCTTGCCAGCGCCCGCAACGGTCAGCTTCAGGCTGTTCCCCTTCTCGCCGTTGATCGATCCGCAGCACCAGTGCCGCCCTTCGCGCCGCCCGCCGGGCAACAGCTTCGGCGCAAGCGTGTCGGCGCGCTGGTTCAGCTGCGCGACAATCTCGTCAGTGCTGATCGAATTGCGGATCCCGCTCATCTGTCCCCTCCCCGTTCACGCTTCACTGCCGGGGGAAGGGGTGCGGCGCGGGGCAAGCGGGAATGGGGTTCAACCATGCCCCGCGCCATCCGGCGGCATCGGGGTTCAGTCGACCCGCCGGAATCTGGTTAATGCGTGTCATGCCGCGTCGGCCTCGCTCAGGTCCTGGCCCAGCGCCTGGCGCCATGCGGCTATGTCGTGGAAATGGTCGGGCCGCACCTGCCCGCGCGTCAGCATGAAGATCTTGCGCATTTGCTCCGGGCTCGGCACTTTCTGGCCGTTCTCCCAGACAGACCAGCTGCTGACAGCAACGCCGATCTGCTGCGCCGCATAGGTCGCGCTCATCTTTTCACCGCCGACCTTCTGGGTCAGACGCCACAGTTTGAGCGGGTGGATTGCGTTTACCATCATGCCTGCTATTTTCACGCAGGCGAAAATTTTGTCCAGAGGAAAAATCTTCCAACATCACGGAGACGAAAAGACATGTTGCAGTCTGCGCAGATATTACACTTCCCCATGGCAAAGCTTCAATCAAAGCGCTCCCCCAATCGCATGCGCCAGCTGCGGCTCGATCGCGGCATGACGCAGGAACAGGTCGCGCTTGAAGCAGGCTGCGCCATATCCACCATCAACATGATGGAACGGGGCGAACGCACGCTCAGCCTCGAATGGATGCAGCGCCTGGCCAAGGTGTTCAACGTCGCGCCGTCCGAGCTGCTGACCGCAGAAAACAATCCCAACGTCCTGGACGACGAGGAACGCGCCCTGATCGAGGCGCTGCGCGCCGCGCCAGAGGCAAACCGCGCCGCGCTACTCGGCGCTGCCGAACATCTGATCGGCTACAAGCCCGAGCCGGTGGAACCGCCGCTCCCGCGCTCGCGCAAGAGCGCCGCTTAGCCACTATTCACGCCACCATCTGGACAGCCGCTGGCCGCAATCCCCAAGGGTTGCGGCCTTTCTGTTGCATTCATTTTGGCGGCAATGGCACATTTTTTCGCCATATGTGAATTTTTCCACTGGACAACAATTTCGCCATCCGTGAAAATGCGCCTCGCTAAAGGAGGCCAATATGTCCGTTGTTGTCCCGTTCCACCGTCCCCAGGATAAACCACCTACCCCCAATATCGCCCCGCCCGCACCGCCTGCTCCCCCGGCAGGTGCGGCACCCCGCCGCCCGTTCGCCGCATGGCGCGACATGGGCCTGGCCGATGTGATAGCAGAGCTGGGGCTTGGCAATTATGCCACCCGCACCGCGATCGACAAGCTGCGCGCGCTGGCCGTCCATTCCGGCATGCCGCTGCCGCGCAATCCCCGGCTGCAGCGCGGCGTGCCCGCCACCGGCGCGGACAATATCTGCGCCCGCTCCATTTGGGATCGCGGCGAATGGCTGGCTTGGCGCGATTTCCACCGCACGGGCAGCAACGCCATCGGCAAGGCTCCGCCCGCACCAAGCGACCGCGAACAGGCCCGCCTGCGCGAACGCCTGGCCAACCGCGCCCGCGCTGGCGCTGGCGGTGCCGCATGAACGGCATTCACGATCAGCGTTGCCGCTGCCGCGATTGCAAGCCCGCGACCGCGCGCCGCCCGTTCGGCAGCGTGGTGCCCCTGCACCATGATCTGCCGCCTCACGTCCGCCGCAACATGGATCGGATCGTGTGGGCCGTGCTGCTGCTGGCCAGCGTCTGCTTTCTCATACTCGCCATGGCGCACCGCTGACCGCGCCGCAATTGATGGAGGTTTCTGTGCGCTTCCGTTTCCTCAAGCCCAAGAACCACAACGAACGCTTCGCCTGGCTGCCCCGTCGGCTCGATAACGGCACGATTGTCTGGCTAGAGCCCTATCGCCGCTTCCGCATCCTGCGGCGGCAGAATGATGGAGCCACCCATGTCTAAGGCGCGCGACGAAGGCGAGGCGCTTTACCGCCAGGTGCGCCGCCTCCCCATCCAGCTGGACCGCGCCCGCCGCCGCGTCGCCCAGCTCGAAACCATGGCCCGCAGGCTCGGCCTGCACGATCTTGTTGAAGGAGCCTAGCCGCATGAACGCCCCCCATCGCCACGCGCAGCCGCGCGAAACCGATCCGGCAGCGATCGACGCAGGCCTGCAGCAAGCCATGGCCAGCACCGTGATCGCAGAGGTGCACAAGCGCCGCTGCGAACAGATCACTCTGCACGGCCACACGCCCGCGATCGACGCGGCCAAGCCGCTGGGCATGATGATCCGCAAGGTCGGCCTGTTCATCGGCTGCGCCAACGATCACTGCGGCCATGGCGCGCACGCCTCGGCGGAAAACCTGGCCAACGGTCGCAAGCACCTGGTCACCGCCGCCGCCCTGCTGATCGCCACCATAGACCGCATCGACGCCGACCTGGCAGCGGCATCATCCGAGCTTGATCAGGGAGGTGCCACGCCCGGCCTTCCTGGTCCTTCACAACCGGGCCAATCGAAGGAAGTCTCATGAAAAACGTGCTTGTCACCACCCAGCATCGCGGCGTGTTCGCCGGTCAGATTGCCGATTATCAGGACCTTGCCGCCCGCTCGATGCCGCTGACCGGCGCGCGCATGGCGATCCGGTTTGGCACTACCAAGGGCGTCATGCAGCTGGCCGAAACCGGCCCCACGAGCAACAGCATGATCAGCGCCCCTGCCGACATTCCGATGCTGCACGACATCACCGGCATTTTCAGCATCACCGATGAGGCATGGGCAAAATGGCAAGCGGCGTGATGGACCCGCTGATCACGGCGGATGACGTGATCAAGGCAGGGGCTTGCCATGGCGGCGTGTACAAGCGCGCCGAAGCGTTGGCAGGCAAGATCGCTGCGGCTGAACCCCTGTCCCGATTGCTGAAGCTTCTTCCCCCCGGCGAGCGCGACTACGCGCTCGCCGCTGCGGGGCAGTCAAATGGCGACGGCTACGGCGACGGCTACGGCGACGGCTACGGCTACGGCGACGGCTACGGCGACGGCTACGGCGACGGCTACGGCGACGGCGACGGCTACGGCGACGGCGACGGCTACGGCTACGGCGACGGCGACGGCTACGGCTACGGCGACGGCTACGGCTACGGCTACGGCTACGGCTACGGCGACGGCGGGATGGGGCTGTAGCCGTATTTTACCCCTGCCCTCGCGGGCAGGGGTGGCCGGTAAATCTACCGGTTTTGTCAAGAGGGTATTTATCCACATGACCAGTGCAGCCAGCGAAACCTGCCCCGATTGCCACGACGCGATCGACGATCCCATTTGCCTGCTGGAAAGCTTTGAGACGTTCGGCGCGGTGATGTGCGACCCGTGCTTTGAACGCCGCTGCGAAGCCCGGCTCGATGCCGCGATCGACGGCGCGCCCACCCCTCCCACCGATGACGGCGACCCCGACGAATGGGCCGCAATCATCCCCTACTGAAAGGACGGATATGAGCAAGAATTCACGGCGATCGCACGCCGAGGATGCCGCCCAGGCACGCGCTGACCTGAACATGTTCTATGGCGTAATGGCCTCGCTGGAAGGTGGCACGATCAGCCATCACGGCAACGCAGACGCGGCCAGGATCATCCGCATTTGTCGCGATGCATCGCAGAAGGCCTTGCGCCGCTACGACGCCGCGCTGGCTAAGGTTGACCAGGCATGACCGACACCGCCACCCGCGTCCGCGCGATCATCACCGATCACCTTTGCGTCGAGGCCGACCGCGTGCAGGCCGACGCGCATCTGGTCGACGATCTCGGCGCGGACAGCCTGGACCAGGTCGAACTGACCATGGCGATGGAAGAAGAATTCGGCACCGAAATCACCGACGACGAAGCCGAATCCTGCACCACGGTCGGCAACTGGATCGACCTGATCGCCGACAAGACGGGAGAACCGGCATGAGCGCCGATCCCAAGCCGCCCTTCTGGCTGGTCTGGCGTCGCGGCGGACGCACGCCCGTCTATGAACATGCCAGCTATGAGAGCGCACGACTCGAGGCAGAGCGCCTGTCACGCCTCAACCCCGGCTTTGCGTTCTACGTGCTGGCCCCGGCTGCGCGCGGTTTCCAGAGCGATCAAGTCTATTGGTCGCACGTCACGCCCAGCGGCACGCCGTTCGACGATGACGATCACTGCCCGCCCGAGGGCGCATGACGACCCTTCTGCCCTTCGACCCTGAATCCGAGCCCGCGCTGGCGCCAGACGCGCCGCGCGGGCTTGGCAAGGCCATGACCGGCGGCGGCGACAAGGCCAGGCGACGCGCGAACGATTACTACCCCACGCAGCCAGAAGCGACCCGCGCCATGTTCCTGGCGGAAATGCCCTATATCAACCGGCACATTGAGGTCAGCGGCAGCAACCGCATGTGGGAACCGTGCGGCAGGGGCGGCGCGATCGCGCGCGTCGCGGCGGAATTCGGTCTGCAGACGGTCGCCACCGATATCGTGCCGGATCCCGCCAATCATGTTTCGCCGCTTGATCTGCTGCACGCCCCGCGCCTGCTCTCGCCGATCGTCATCACCAACCCGCCCTTCGCCCCGGCGCGCGCCATGCTGCGCCACCTGCTCGGCACGCTCAAGGCCCCCTATGTCTGCATCCTGCACAAGACCACGTTCTGGAACAGCGGGGATGATGGCGGCGCGGCCCTCTGGCAGGATTATCCCTGCAATCGCCGTTGGGACATGACCTGGCGGCAGGATTTCACCGGCGGCGGCAACCCCACCATGACCACCACCTGGTTCGTGTGGGACCGTCTCAGCCCGCATCAGGAATTCGGCCTGCTCGATCGCAGCGGCCCGGTCCTCCCCCGCCTCGACCTGTTCAGCTAGAAAGGATGTTCGCATGACCACCACCCAGCCCCCGATCACCGATGCAGGCGGCATCCCGCTCCACCCCACGCCCTGGCAGCAGCTGGTGCAGGGCCTGGTCGATGACGTGCAGGAGAAGTTCATGGAACGCTTCGAAAAGCCCATCGCCGTGGAAATCCGCAACAGCCCTGAAAACGGCACCACCTATCACCTGCGCCACACCCGCCCCGGCCTGCTGCCGACCGCGATCGAACAGGCGTGGTTCAGCGCCTTCATCGCGGGCTATCGCTGCTGCGGCAACCGCGCGCACGATCTGTTCATCGCACCGGGAGAAACCAACTGACCCGCGTGCGCTCCATCTGGCCCGTCTCCGTCACATGGTCCTGCGCCTGTGGCTGGCAGGGCAAGCGAAAGCGCGCCGGATCGCCCAAGCCCTGCCCGCATTGCGGCTCCACCGTTCTTACCGTAGCATCTGCCAATCCAGGAAAGACCCCGGCATGACCATCACCACCCGCGAATTCAACGACGCCATCGACCTGCTGGGCACGCGGGACCAGGCTGCCGAGGCGCTGGGCATCAGCCCGCGCACGCTGCAGCGGCTGCGCGCCGGCACCTATGACGTGTCCGCCCATAATCAGGCTGCACTCGCCAAGGCACTGCTGGCCAAGGGACAGCGCTGCATCGCCCGCGCGCAGCAGCTCATGCAGGATGAACCCGCCAGCAGCTGATTCCCTTCACCGGCCCCGCAGCCACAACCAGGCCCCCCCACCATGCCCAAAGCTCCCCGCCGCAAGACCAGTCGCCGCCCCGCGCACCGCATCCGCTTCCTGTGCAGCCAGCAGCTGGCCGATGGCTCCATCAAATATCACTGGAAGCCCTCGCCGCGGCTGCGCCGCATAGGCTGGCAGAACCACGATTTGGGGAAAGACCTCGCCGCCGCCACCGCCGCCGCGATCGAGCTCAACCAACAGCTCGACGCCAGCCTGGCGCAGCCCTCGGCCACTGGCGGCGCGGCGCGGCCCCGCTATGCCAGCCTGGGCGAAGTCGTGCGCGCCTATCGCGCCAGCGATGATTTCCGCGATCTGAAGACCGGCTCGCAAAAGCTCTATGGCCAGTATCTGAACCGCATCGAGACATGGGCAGAGGACGGCCGCACCGCGATCGTGCACATCACGCCCGACATGGTGCAGGATTATCGCGACGTGATCCTGTCAGGGCCGCGCCTCAACACCGCGATCAACCATCTTAAGGTGCTGCGCCTGTTCTTCAACTGGGCCCGCAAGAAGCGCTATATCAGCAGCGATCCGGCCACCGATCTGGATATCCCCGCCACGCCGTCCAGGACGCGCATTCTGGACCTTGCGGCGGTCGATGCGCTGAAGGCCAGCGCCACCGCGCTGGGATGGCCTGGCATCGCTCTGGCGATCGATTTGGGGCTATGGACGGTCCAGCGCCAGGGCGACCTGCTGGGCCTGCCTGAAACGGCTTTCCGGGCCATCGACAATATCGACCCGGCAGACGCGGCGATGCTGGCAGGGCAGGACGGAATCGTGCGCGGCTTCCGCCTGCGCCAGACCAAGACGGGCGTATGGATCGATGCGCCGCTGCCCCCGGCGCTGCACGGCGCGGTGCAGGCCTCGCTGAAGGACAGCAGCTGGGTGATTCCCATGGATGGCGACGCGGCGAAGCGGCGCTATGCGCAAGGCACGTTCCAGAAGCGCTGGCGCAAGGTGCGCGACCATGCGCGCGACACCGCCGCCGCCGCTGGCAATGACTGGCTGACGGCTGAGCTGGCCAACATCAAGTTCCACGATCTGCGCCGCACCGGCATGTGCATGTATGGCGACCTCGGCGTGCCCGTGCACCTCATCACGGCGCTGTCAGGCCATGCCGTGCTGGGCAAGAAGACCGTGCTGGACACCTACATGCCCGGCAACACCCGCGCCGCCTGCGCCGGTGTCGCCCTCGCCCTCCGCAACCTAGCCGACCGCGCCCAGCGCCAGGCCACCAACCAGAAGGATTGAGCTATGTCGTCCATCGCATTCCACGAACAGGACCGCACAACCCGCGTGTCAGGCCGCGAGCGCGCGATGATGGGGCAGCTCTGTTATCGGATGCTGCTGGCCCAGCTGGGTCACCGGGGCGACTACAGGGAGTGGGTGCCCTATGTCATTGCACCCGACCACTATCTGGCGGCGATGGCGCGAGACACCGACACCTTTGAAGGTATCAGCCGCTTTAACAGTTCGGTCGAAACGCATTTGAATGTGGGCGACAACATGTATCTGGATGGCGAGCCGCTGTGCCTGTTCTCCCTGCAGCTGAACAGCGTGATCCACTGGGGCAGCGATCGTATGCACCTGATTGCCAAGCTGCACGGCCAGTGCGAAATTCACGCCTATTGCGAGGAAGCGAACCGCGCATGGCTGGCCGATCTGATCGATGAGGCGGTCGATGATAATCTGTTGCGACCCGACGCATGGGGCTATGATGGATGGCCTGCAGTCAGCGCCATGCTGCGCGATGGCAAGGGCCCTGTCGTCACCAGCTACAGCGTCTGTGACAGCTTCCCATCACCGTCGTTGGACCCGGCGCTGGAAGGGCATGATGATCCTTGGGAGGTTTGGGACGAAAAGACCGAGGCAGAGCAATGGGAAATCGGGATGGCTCAGCTGCGCAGGGAGCCCGGACTGGAAATCAGCCCCGAACGTCTTGGCCATCGCTTCGGTCACAACCTCAGCGGCTATGACCTCATCAAACGAGCCTATGCAATAAAGGAGGCTGTTGCTGCATGATGGACCTTCAGGCGTTGTTCCCGCCCCCTCAGCGGTCGTTCTTCGCTACGCTGCTGGCAGTCCGTGGCGAAGCGCAGCGCAACTACGCCTGCGGCATCGCCGGTGAACCAACGCACTGGCTGTTCAACATCGCGGGGTTTGATGAAGCTCGGCGCGATTTCGATATTCTGACGCACATGAGCCAGCAGCATATGAACCCTAGTGCAGGCGACGAGTTTGAAGCCAAGCTTATGGGCCTGCTGGTCAAGATCGACCCGAGCGACAGGAACCCTTTGCCTCGGTTTGAAATCTGCACGAAGCCATGGTCTGGCGGAACAGATCAGGTGCAATCGTCGCACATGCGACGGTGAAATCGTCGCACGGCCCGGTCAGACTTAAGAAAAATCCAACCCTAACAATTGGTTAAGATGAACGAAAAGCTAAATCGTCTTAACCCTAGTTTTGGCAGATATCGTTATATTTCCGTGATTTAGCCCGCCGAAATCGCACGGTTTTGCGCGGTTTTGCGCGTTTCGTCGCACAGCTTAGGGCAGCTGGGTTTCGATATCGGTCAGCC